TCAACGATTTTCTTTCAACATGCGATGCAGCATATCCTTGAGCTTGTTAAGCGGGAAATTGGTTGTAGGCTCATATAAGATGAAAAAGACCTGCTGCATATTGTTGGGTGACAATTGATCCATTCCGAGTACCTGAAGTCCGTTGCCCTCTGCGGCAAAATCATCCCGGAAACCTGAGGGAAGGTTTTTGCTCACTATGTCCATAACTTCTTTTTGCCAGGTAAGTGTTTTGGGATACATCTCCCTTTGGATCAAAGCAAAGGCCTCTTCGTGGTTATCCAGAACTGCCCAGCATGAAGTGATGATATGACGCATATCTTTTTGTGAACGGTTATAATATGCTATTTCATCTTCTGAAAGTTTGTATTCTTTATCCCCTTTCAGTTCGGCAAGTTTCGTTTGAAAATTTATCATGCTGTCTATCATGACCCTGGCCTGGTCCCTGTATTGATCAATCAGCTGCTTCTCCTTATCTGTAAGTGTCCTGTCCAATTTTACCCTTAGCAGTTTCAACTCCGGTTCTATGGTCCTGGTACTGTAAGCCAGCACCTCCGCAACAACCCGTTCCACTTCCTTTTGCATGGATTTGCGGATGCAACCGGACAGCAGCACGAAGGTCGCAATGATCACCATAAGGGAAGTTATGCCCGACAAGAAATTCCTGTGATGTATTCTTTTCATGATCATAAATGGTTTTTTAAATATAGTTATTTTTGTTCACCCGGGACAAAAACCCCGGGGAAACTGCTCCCGGTGGGTTTAATTAAGGCTGACCAAAAGCAAAAAACCGGCCAAACTGCTTCCGGCACTTATCTTTCTGCCAGGCCCGGACCAATATAGCTCTGAAGCACTGCTTCTATGCAAGAATTTCAGTTCCCTGACACCACATGTACGGAAAGCAATTTTCTTTTTGCCGAGGTTTCCCCTTGTTCGTGCTTTTGCTGCCCGCTGCGGTTCGTGCTTTTACTGCCTGCTGCGGTCGCTGACACCATTTGGAACGGAGAGCTTTTTTGGTACGCCGAGGCTCTCCGTTCCAAATGGTATCAGCGATCGCCTGCCAGGAGCAGTGCTTGCCAGCAGTATCCTCACGCCAGCAGACCCATAGGTGTTGACTGGGAGGTGGTAAGTAGCAAAATAGCGTTTGAGCCAATAAAGCCAATAATAACAGTATGTTACAAGATTTTATAACAAAACCGCCACTTACCACCTCCCTGCAAAACCACTGAAATCCATGGAGGGTGGTAAGTTTCGAAAAACATGAACGCGCCTCTAATGTGCACATTAACAGGATGTCATGTGTTTTCGTAACACAGTTGTTACTTACCACCTCCCCCCCAAATCACAGAAAAACCGCAAAAACAAGGGGAGGTGGTAAGTTGTCTAAATGGCGTTCACACCCATAATACACACAATAATAGCGGGTTAAAGGTTTTTTCAACAAAACCATCACTTACTACCTCCCAAAAAGCAGCCGGGGACAATGATTGGTGCTGCAAAGCAGCGCTTTTTATAAGCGCCAAAGGCTTTTGGCGCACCGCCTTGAAAGACCACCAGGCGGTAAATTGAGCAGCAACACGCATAACTGAAAGGTCGCTTGAGTGCTAAGAACGGAGTGCCTCGGCTTAAAGGAAAAAGCACTCCGTTCTTAGCACTCAGGCGACCGCCTGCAGGAAAGGGTTGAAGCCTCGGCATAAAAAAAGAGGATGACCTTATTAGTCACCCTCTTTCTTTGTAGCGGAGGGAGTGCTACAATATAAGAAACAACGAAAAACAATTAAAAGCAATCGGTATTATAAACAGCAATATACGCAAAAGATACAGAACAGCAAAATACAACGAAAATCATCTAACGAGCGTGGAATTAGTCCCCGGTTTCGGAATCGGGGACTAATTTATCGAATTTCTTCATTTCCCGGTCTTTCAATCTTTCGGTAATTTTGACGTAAGGTTTCATCGCATCGAAATCCGAGTGTCCTGTCCACTTCATTACAACCTCGGCAGGAATACCGAGGAACAGGGCAGACACGACAAACGTGCGCCGGGCGCAATGCGTCGTCAATACTTCCCACTTCTCGAACACCTGTTCCCGGCGTTCATTGCCTACATAGTACGTTTTCGTTACCGGGGCTGTAAGCCCTGCAATCTTTCCGATTTCTTTGAGGCGTTCGTTCATCTTCTGATTCGACAGAACAGGCAGGGCAGCACCGCCGGGCAGGGGAATATCGGCATACCTGTCAAGTATCGTCCTCGCATAGTGATTCAATTCTATCGTAAGAGCCTCGGCAGTTTTTTCCGTAACTATCCGAATACTTCCTGCGACTATATCCGTACGCTTCAACGCCGCAACGTCGGAATACCGTAGCCCGGTAAAGCAGCAGAAGCAGAATACATCACGCACCCGGGCGTATGCCGGGGAAAGGTCGCAGGCGTACAGGTGCATTAATTCCTCAACTTCGAGATATATGACTTCCCTCGACGCCGGGTCGATACCTTTCAGCCGAGGGCGGAAACGCTCATGCTCACTACCTTTGTAATAATTCCTTTCCGCCGCCCACCGAAGAAAAAAACGCATATTCTCTACATACTTCAAAATCGTAACATTCCGATAATCGTGCCGCAGCAGATATTCGACGAAGTTATTCATATAAGCCTCGCCAATATCCGAAAACTTCACGTCCGGCGAATAGCGCAGGAGCATACCTCGCAGCCCTGCGAACTTCTGTTGCGTCCGCATCGACCAACTCCGATTGATAATAGACATCGAAACGAATTCGTCGAACACAACGAAGAACGAATCGGCAGGGCGAACGCTTTTCGCATTGCGCCCCAACTCCCGGTTGAATTCATCACGAAAAACGGCAATTTCCGGAACTATTCCGGCACTTTCAAACCTTGCAAACACTTTATTCGCCGTCGTTTCATACAGCGAGATTTCGGCGTTTACCGCACTTGCAGGAGTTCGCAACTTCCCATGCGTCGTATTATTCCTGCATCGCTGCCCTGCCCTGTCCCACTTCGCCTGCTCTACCCGATACCCTACACCAAAGGCAACCACGTTCCCGGCGTAACGAATCCGGAAACGTAGTTTGCCGTCCTTCTTCCCCGGCTCACTATCAACAACGAACAGGTACGAGCGACGAATCATCCCTCACCTTTATCACACGTGAACATCTTCCCTCGCCCGGTCAGCAGCCACCCCGGCGACACGCCGTAATCATTCACGAGATACGTCAACCACGCAGGCTGAAAAATATCCCGATGCGGCTCTTTTTGCAGCGTGAGGAAATTCCAACGATTAATATTGTATCGCCGGGTAAACGTTTGTTTACCTCTCATATCGCCCTTCGCAATAATGGTTTCGAGGGCAGCGAAAAACCGCAGGACTATCTTTTGACTATCAGTATTCTGCATCGCATCATTCGTTTAGCAGGACAAATTCGTACGTGTTGTAGTTACCGAAATAGTCCCTAATTGTCAGCCGGAACAGGCTGAAATTCACGAATGCACCTCTAAAAACAGCACCGTCGCTCGGTCTTGTAATCGTAATATCCGGATATTTGAGCGTGTAAGGATAAACGTCCACGTCGTTGATAAACGTGCCGTAAGCAGAACCCGACCGGGCAGACCATTCGACCTTGCCGCCGTCCTTGAAACGTGCAACCCAATAGAGGTCGCTGCCGTTGTAATTTGAGAATATTGCAGCGTAAGCCTTCCCCGGAAGGGAAAGCGTTTCGGGCTCGTCCGTTTGCGTCTGTGTAGGTTGTTTCTCGCATCCGGTCAGCAGTAATAACAAAAGAAGAAAAACAGATAAACGTTTCATGCCTTGTTGTATTTATCGTTACAATGTTTCGCCAAGAACGCAATCGTAGCCTGTTGCGTCTTGATAATTTCCTGTTGCATAAAGATAAGGTCGTAAGCCTTTTTGTTTATTGAAACACTTTCTACATCCTTACCGGCATCTATAATTGCCGGGGGCGTATCGTCAGAATTCTCGGAATCCGGCAGCAGCATATCGCCCTCGCCTGTTAAAATCCACGACATCGACAAACCTTCAAACTTGTCCGATAAAACCCTCGCAAGCGAACGAGATATGGAATGCTTACCGTTATGTATATCGTACAACGTTTGCGACGTTTTCATTCCGATATACTTCCCGAGCGCATTGGTCGAAAGCCCTGCATAGGCTTCGATTAAATGAATTCGCTCGCTATCAGTAAGATTCATAAAAATTTAAGTTTTTTAATTAGAAAAATTTTTTTATATTAAATATAATAATTAATTTTACCCGGTAATTTAAGTAAAATACATAAATGTATATAAACAAATATATGAATAAAAAACGATAACACACAGCGAATTAAGAAAAAAATCAATAAAATCCTAAAAAATCTACACTATGAGAAACGTTAAAACCGCATACACGGCGGAAAAAGAAAAAAGGGACAGAGCAATATACAGAGAATATTGCGAAATAATGAGTAACCCCGGCGCAGCGTCCACGTACGTAACCGCATACCTTATGAAAAAGTATAACATTCACTCCCCGGCAACGATATGGAACATTCGCCGCCGTATGGAGCGGCAGGGGTAAAGGAGTTAATCGAATTACTAACCTAATATAATTTGATACATTATGAAAGACATTGAAATCCAACAAATCCGACAGGACGTCATTCAAAAATTAAGCGACCGATTCGGAAGCAACTACGCCATTCTCAAATTCGAGGTATCAGAAATGACGCTCGGGGCGCACCCGGCAATCGTATTAATAATCAAGACCAAATACGAGGGGCGCACGCTCCGGGCAGGGGCGATAAAGCGCACTATCAACGAACTGTTCGAGGCTATCGACAGCACTATCGAGGAGCAGAAACACCAAGTAATAACCGAAAGATTGGAATTGCAGAGAGTATGACCACCCACGACCTCACGAAACCATTGTGGCAACTTACCGTTGCCGAATTCCTTGAACTACAAAAGGCAGCAACCACGCCGCAGCAAACACAGACGCCGCAGCAACCCGGAACACCGGAATACGTTTACGGCATTTCCGGGCTTGCAGAACTGCTCGGCTGCTCTAAAAGCACCGCAGCAAACATCAAAAGGAGCGGCATCATTGACGCCGCAATCACACAGCATAATCGTACTATAATAATCAACGCAAGTACCGCACTCAATCTGCTAAATAAACACAATTCAAACCGCCGGAAGGCATTAAAAAACAATTATTATGAATGAAATTCAACAAATCGAAGTCAGTCAATCAGAATTGCTCGAAGCCGTAAATCGGGCAGAAATTGACATTCAAATCGCAACAGCGAAACGCTATCCCCGGGACATTACCCACGTCTTGAACCAAATCGCAACCCTCGCCACAATGGACACCGAAACCGCCGAGGATTGCTTCTACGCCCTTCGCAGGGGCAGAGCAGAAGGCGACAACGCCGTTATCGAAGGGCTATCCGTCCGAATGGCAGAGATTTTTGCCGGGGCATGGGGCAACCTTCGTGTGCAGACGAGAATCGTCGGAAATGACGGCAAAACCATTACAGCGCAGGGCATTTGCCACGACCTCGAAACCAACCTCGCCGTTTCCGTTGAGGTAAAACGCCGCATAACCGACAAATACGGACGTACCTACTCCGAGGATATGCAGGTCGTAACAGGTAACGCAGCCTCGGCAATTGCTTTCCGAAACGCAATCTTCAAAGTTATTCCGAAGGCAGTTACGAAGAAGGTAATAAACGAGGTAAAACAGGTTGCCCTCGGAAAATCCATTGACCTTGAAACCTCTCGCCAACGCATCGTCGAATACTTCGGAAAACTCGGCGTAACACAGCAGCAGTTGTTCGACTATCTGTCAGTAAAGAAACTCGAAGAAATCGACAAAGAAAGGGTCTTCGAACTCCGTGCCCTCGCAAACGCAATAAAGGAAGGCACAACGACGGTCGAGGAAACGTTCAGAAAGAATGTAGCCAACGCCGAGAAAATCGCAGAGGAAGCGAAGAAGAAGGCAGAGGAAGCAAAACGCCGGGTGGAAACCTACACGAAACCGACAGCAACACCCCGGCAGGAAGCGCAGGAAGCCCCGGATAGCAAAATAATCTAACCTAAAAACCGAGAAATAATGGCAACACATATCTATAAAGCAAAGGACAGGGACGATTGGCTCGCCTACCGCAAACGTGGTATCGGCAGCAGCGAAATCGCCACAATCGTAGGACTTAACCCTTTCGAAACACCCTACCAACTTTGGCGCAGGCTGAAAGGTATCGATGCACCGAAGGAGCAGAGTTTCGCAATGCTCGCAGGGCATTACCTCGAAGATGCCGTTGCAAGATTTTGGCAGGACGCAACAGGTCGGGAAGTTATCAAAGCATCAGCAGGCGACATCGTCGCAGTAAACGACGCAAAGGAATTCTTAATCGCCTCGCCCGACCGTACATACTGGATTCCCGGACTACCTCGCAACAACGAGAACAAGGGCGTTCTCGAATGCAAGACCACACAGGCGACTATCGACCCGGACGACCTGCCCCGGCATTGGTTTTGTCAAGTGCAATGGCAACTCGGCGTCATGGAACTACCAGAGGGAAGCCTCGCCTGGTTATCTTCCGGACGTGCCTTCGACTATCGGGACATCGCATTCGCCCCGGACTTCTACGGTTGGCTTGTCGAGGAAGCAGAGCGTTTTTGGACAGACCACGTCAAAGGGGACGCCGAGCCTACCGCAATCAACGCCGCAGACATCCTCGCCAAATACACCACGCACACCGAGGGGCTGACGAAGGAAGTAAACGAGGCAACCCTATCGGCATACAGGCAACTGCGTGAATGTAGAGCCCGGATAAAAGAGGAAGAACGGCTAAAAAGCGAACTCGAA